GTAGTCAGCCCAGAGGATATGGTCAGGCACAACGTCCATAAGTTGTACGAGGAAACAGTTTTGACAGACCGCTACCTCAAGTGGCCAAAAATCTTCCGACTCGCTTGAGGTAGCTGGAAACCGATCAGCTAGCGGAGTAGAACCAAGATCCACGAACGGCAGTAACGCACCTAGATCGCAACCGCCGCAACGGGTTCGCCGCATCTATTACCCCTTACTTCCTCGCCGAAGACCGTTGCGACGGCCCCTTACTCTTAGTCAGAACAGCGTCATCTTCAGCGTCCGCTCGTTCCTCAGCTTTCGGGACGACGGCGGTTTCAGCATCCCGAAACTCTGCGACTGGTTCAGCCATGCCGGCAGAAATATACCCGCGAGCCTCATCTTCCGACATTTCTATAACCGAACCCCGCTTTGGCCAATCAACGCCATTGCGAGTCCCAGAAACATCAACCTTCATACGAACCTTCATCGTTCACTCTCCTAGCCACGCCTGTTCCCAATCTTTCCACCGACGCTGAATCGTCCAATCGGCGGCAAGATCCTTCGCCTTCGCACCCATCTCTTTTCTTAGTGCCTCATCCTCTTTCAAGATGCGAAGGTATCGCCCCCATTCGTGATCATGTTTTACAAGGTAGCCGGTCTCGCCGTGAACAATGAAATCTCGATAGGGTTCCATGTCTGACGCAATCGTGGGAATGCCAAGGGCCGCGTACTCCAGCGCCTTGATATGTGACTTACTGCGGTTGAACTCAATGGGGGCTAGTGGAGCCAAACCAATATCAAAGTCAACCACTCGATAGTAATCCCAGATGTTTCCCAACCACTTAGTCTCACGAACCGGCACCTTAAAGATTTTGGCGAAGTTTGTTCCGACGACATGAAAGTCAACGTCTTTGTTTCGTTGTAGGAATTTCTTAATACTCGGAGACACTACTTGCCAGTCGGTGTAATGGGAATACCCACCAGCCCAACCGACCGTCAGCTTTTCTCGTTGTGGTCGCTGAACGCTTAGTAGCTTTCCATCAATGACGTTGGGGAGCACGGTAATGCTAGGATTCCACTTACGAAGCGTTTCGCCAAGGTATTTAGTCGAGACCGTCACTGCATGCGAAACCATGACCGCCTGCTCAACAGCATCGAGCATTGCTAAGCTGTGCTCACGTTTGGCATGCACATTCATGTTGTCAATCGTAAACACATCATCATCAGTCTCATAAATGAGACGATGTTTTGGTCGAAGCCGACGCCAAATCGGTAACGCCGCTTCGCGGCTCACACGTTGCCCGATAATAATCGGATACTGGTGCGCCAGCTCACTCCACCCACATGAAGTCTGGATATCGTGTTTACCGTAATAGGCAACCGCGTCGAGCGGCATAGTGATACGATAATAGCCGCACGCGGAATCATCGTGAAACCCTAAGATTTTCAAGAGTTACTTACTCCTAGGCGTCACAACATTTCCCTGGCCCGCGTTGTTGACCTGAGCAATTCCCGTCATCGACTCAACAAGTGATTGAGCATCATCTATAACACCAGCCGTAGAATCAGCAGAAGCCACGTCGTTCAAAGAAAGCGGTTCAGGGGCATCGGCACCCACAACAGTCGCGTCATCGCGCACTTCAGTTGCCGGCTGCGAGCTGCCGGCTTTTGTCATCACCATGTTGATCACCCACCCTGCCTCGGGGTCGTCACCGTGCCCTGACCGGCGCCAGTCCCCTTGGGAAGCGGCGTGTTCGTTATCGCTTGCGTTGAGGGAACACCGGCAGCGCCAGTTGACGCATCGTTACCGGCCGGGTGCGCGTTCTCACTAGCAATCGCGTTCGGGTCCGCGCTCCCATCAAGGGTCGTGCTATGCGACGGAGCAATGCCACCACTGCCCTGCCCGTGCGGATTCCCGCCCTGGTCGCGAGTTTCGACAGCCGGCTGTGTACTCCCGCCCTTTGTCATCACCATTCGGAATTCACCCCTTCATAGCGGCAGCTTTCGCCGCAATAGCTGAGAGGCTGGCGTTCTTTGTTTTCACCGAAGCGTTCTCAGCGCTGTCTGGTTGTGTCGATTTTGCGGGTGCCTCTTTGCCAAGCCCAAGTTGCTTCATTTCTTTAGAATTATCGGGCTCAGTGTCGGTACCGAAATTCCCGGTCGTCTTCAGAACCATTTCGTCATCTCCATCCAGACGGATACCCATCAACTGTTATCTGAGGAACGAACGCCCACGTAGCCCCACCATTGATCCACCGCTCAACCAGATCCCAATCAATGTTGTTGAAACCGTACCTCCACGAACCAATATCTAACAGTTTTCTCTTATAGAGAAGGCAAACACCAATCTGTCCATAGGTCGGAGGGTCGGTACCAACTACATCTGTTGTATCCCAAGCGCTGTAGCGTCGCATGCTGCTGTACGCGAAATCTGCGCCGGACTTTTCAAGTGCGTTCACCAAGAGCTCAACGTGATTCGGGCGAAGCGAATCGTCATCATCAATCTGTCCGAGCAGGTCGCTCTTTGCAATCGACTCACCATGACGCCGAGCCTGGTCACCCCACATTGACTCATACGGATGCTCGGGAAGTTCTGAGTAACGCCAGTTATATTTCCCCGAATAATTTGCTTCCAGCAACTCAGCGAGAGCGGGGTCCGGCCCATCGGAGACAATAATGTGTTCAATGTTTTCGTATGTCTGCGCCCGAACAGAGGGAATGCAGCGCTCTGTTAAAAACTCATGCCGCTGCCACGTCGGCGTGATAAGAGAGACTAGCGGTTTCATTGATACGACTCCACCGCTTTCGCCACTCGATCCCAATCATGTTCCGGCTTCCAGTCCAACCGATCCCAACCCTCGCCGTGCGCAACAATACGACTAGGGATCTCTCCCGGCCGCATTGGCAAATACTCAACGCCGGCCTTTGATCCGGTAACTTCTAGAACCTTCGCAGCAACTTCGTTCACCGTCAGCGCAACGCCAGTCCCGGCCTCAAACATCGCGTCATCATTGAAACGCAACGCATCAACAAGCATCTGCGCAACGTCGTCCGAATGCACGAGGTCAACCGTCTGCTCCCCGTCCCCCCAGATAGGGATCGGTCGGCCCTCCCACGCGGCCCGTGCGAACGTCGGGAGGATCTTCTGAGGGTGGCCAGGTCCGTACGCCTGTCCTGGCCCGTAGGCGTTGAACGCGCGGACGTGCGAGACGCCAACGTCGTAAGCGTGGTGCCAGGCAGTCGCCATGCGCATCGCACAAATCTTCGTTGCGGTATACACGCTTGGGAATATGTCATGCATGGTAATGCCGACGTAACTCGCGCCATGCTCCGCACACCATTCGAGAATGCGCATCGTCCCGTGAACGTTGATATCCACAGCACCATGCGGATCGTCGAACAGTTCAGATGTACCAAGAACGCCGGCAAGATGGATCACGTAGTTCGCACCGTCGAGGCCCTTGAGTTTACCAAGCACGTCATGGCCTTCGCGTCGATCGAATGCCCAAGCGACATAGCCAGCACGTCGAGCAGCGTCAACGGTTGCACGACCAATGAACCCGCCCCCGCCAGTTACCGCAACACGATTCAAAACAGGCTCCTATGGTTCGTTATATCGAACATCGGATTCGGAAACTCAATTGGTAAATCTGCCGGGCGTATCACCATATTCCAAAACACCCAAGGGATCGAAATCTGGTCCTCATATGTCCAACGAAGCTGCTCTGCCAACCAAGCATCTCCGAAGTTTCGACAGTCTGACCGGCGAGCCATCAAACCGGTCCACCAAAGCCCCCACTGATCGGGATACCCGTGGCTCGTGTAATAATGAGCTTGCTCCTGTACCGGTACACCCTTGTATTTATCCATACCTCGTGCAACGTCAGCTTCACCAATAAGACTTTGGCGTTCACGGCATCGACGCATCGCAAGAGGCTCATCCTTAAGCGGCGCTGTTGCCCACTCAACAAATTTAGAAGACTTGATTGATAGATTGGAATCTATCCACAGATAGGCGTCAGCATCCGCGTACCACTCGGGGTGTGCTTTCGCAACCTTCGCAGCCATTCGTGGATGCAGTTGAGGTCTCGGTTCAACCTGCACCCTCCAGATTGGCAGGCTGTATGTACGATCCGTGACAAGTACCCATTCGCAATCGACCGTTTGTTCCGGCGGAATATGGATTGAATCGTAATCGCCGTAGCAACTAGAAACCACCGCTATCTTTGTCATCACCCTATGAGTTTCTTGAGTTTCCGAATCTCTTCTGGCATCCGTTCAATTACCCAATTGTTATATGCTTCCTGGTCAGCGAGGAACCGCCTGTTTTCATTGACGGCAATATAGCCAAAATCAGGTTCAGCCTTACCAGCGTGGGGGTGCATATGTTCAACAATAACGTCGGGAAGATACCGGAGGCACCCGAGTCGCTGCATAATCTCTTTCCACCACAAATCAATGGCAAGGTGAATACACGCTGTCGGGCCGTAGTATCCCAGCGTCCGAATGATATCGGAAGTCATCGCGGGGGCCGTCGGCAACCTCTCCATTTGGTGAAGGTCGTTTCCATAGACAAGCCCCGAGCCAAGATCATGTAATGCGTTCAGGAATTCACGATCCCATCCTCGTGTCCGGGGACGATGATCGTCACCCATAAATCCAACCGCGAAATGTTCTTTTGCATACATCGGAGCCAGATAATTAAGGATACGAACCAACCGTTGATACGGCGGATATCCACCTTCGGGCCATTCAAGCGTCACGATATCTTCGACGCGATCCCCATAAGTAAGGTAGTCCGGTCGAGTAGGGTCGTCGCTATCAACTACCACGATGAGCTTAGCGACCCCGGTTGAGTTTTCTTCCCAAACATCAAGGAGTAGTCCAATATTTTGCGGCCGCCCACGCGAGGGAACAAGAAATGGGATATCATCATTCATGGGCAGTCCTCAGATAAGGAAGGTGCCCGTTCTTTTAATGAGGAACGGGACCGAAGACTCAGCAGGATTAGGTATTAACCAACCCTTGTAATTGAAGAAGCCGCGTTCCACGAAGCCGAAACCTTCACCGCACCACCAACGTCACCGTCAATGTTGAAGTCAGGGAAAATCGTTCCGTAGAAATACAGGCCAGTACCCGCACCAACGGTGTTCGGATACAGATAGAAGTTACGCGCAACGCCGTCAATAGCAGCGTCATACGTCTGGTGGGTCGCGTCATCATAGAATCCAGAGAAGTCACCTTGCGCGTCCGGCAGACCAGCAACATAAATCTTGTTGGCGTCACCGAGCGCGGTAACCTCATCCTTATCCGTAGTGAACTTGATGCTCCAGGTTGCCATGAACGGCAGCGGAGTCGCCAGCGCTGTACCGGAAGCAACACCCATGTAGACGCGGCCGTTACGACCGTGAATACGAGCCATTGGATATCACCCCTTAAGTAGCCGGCGCAACGAAGTGCTTGATCGCACCCGTCTGGTCAACCAGGATAGAGTCGGCCCGCAGGACCGCGCGGAAAGTCACGAGGTCATTAGCGAAGGCGTACTCATCCGACCGCTCGAACCGAACTCCACCCGCGAAGCGAACGAAGAACTGCGACCAGTCACCGAACACAACGGACTTCGCCGAAGTGGCAATCGCCGGCATGAACGGGTCCGTGTAAATCGGCTTCGAGACCAGCATGTCGGGCGTACCCGCAACAAGGGCCGGCTGGAACACGTAGTTACCAGTCGAGTCCTTCAGCTTACGGATATTCGCCATCGTCGAGTCCTTCACCAGCCACGCACACGCGCTCGACGCACGATACGGAGCAATGACCGAGTAGAACAGGTCGATCAGCAGGTCACCACCAGCGCCAGCACCGGACTGCGCACCAAATCCACCACCGGCACCGGTTGGCCCGGTAACACCAAGAGTGGAGTTGTTCAGAACACCGGTCGGCTTGGAAGAACCGTTCCCCGTCACCGCGTCAGCACCGAACGCATTACCAAGAGCACGACCCGCCTGCATCGCCAGGTAGCCCTCAAGGTCGACGCCAGTGTCGTCAATCAGCTCACGAGAAATCTGCAACAGGTGACCGTACTTGTAGGCCGCCAGCGAAGCCTGGCCGAACACCGGGTCCGACGCAGACAGCGAGGCCGCCTCAGCGGTCAGCAGCGCGGTAGAGTGCGAGGTCGTCTTCGGAACCTGAATCTGCTCACCGGAATCGGTACGCAGAACCGTAGGTCCAGCCTGAAGAATACCCGACACTTCAATAAGGTGCGCCATCAACCGATCGTAGAAAGAAGTCGGCACCGTGTAACCACCACCGGAAGGAACACCCTTCAGCAGTGTTGCACGGAGGTCAGTCGTAACATGACCTTGAGGCCGAACCTCATAATACCGAGAGCCGGACTGACCCTTCAGCCACTTACGGATCTCAGTATTCTCACCGTAGGTAACGTCGTCATCCTTCTCGCCGCGCCGATCAGACTTATTGCCAACCAACCGATCAAACGCCTGGTCAGCATCCTTACCGCGCTGCTCAGTATCCATCGCGCTCTTAATGCGCTTATCGAGGGTATCCAGTTCCTCGTTAAGGGCGTCCCACTGTCCCTGCTCTTCAGCGGTAAACGCCCGATTCTCGTCAGCCGCCCGATCCGCCAGCCCTTTCGCGTCCTCCCAGACGCTCATCCGACGATCACGCAGCCGCTTGACAATGTCGCTCATAGCGACCACACCTCCCTTTGGAAGGTCGAAATGAAAATACACATTCCCGTGACGTGGTTGCGTTGCCGGCGTCACCAGTTCTAAGTAGGGACTCGAAGCGTGGGTGCGTTCCCGGCGCTTCAACGTCGAGCGGTGGAAATACGGGAAAGGTGGGTGCGTTCCCGGCCTTTCCTAATTCCGCGAGTACAGCATCGGGCGTTTCCGCCTAGAACCTTTCGCCTGCGTCCAGGCGGGTTCTTTTTTCCTCAGCGGCCCGCCATATGACCACTGAACGTTACGGACAGTTTTCTTTCGCCATGAGCGCGCGGCGCAAGTGTGTTACCTCAACCCAACCCTTGTAGTTCTTATCAGCGCTGGTCTCGTTCTCTACGTAGCGCTCGCGCTCCCACAAGTCCATCATCTCTGCCAAATACTCTTGGCAATCTTTCGGCTCAGGCATGTGGGAACCTCCTTACGCCCAAGGGTCTTCTTTACGCGCAAGCGCTTCAGTCACGGCTTTGGCTCCGAAAATTCCCGCCTTCGGCTTCTTCTCCTTCGGAGCAGGCCCGCCATCTGACCGCTTGAAGAACTTACGAACCTCATCCTGCTCTATCGCCTGACGAACTTCGTCCTCCTCAACTTCGAGGAAATTGGCCAACGAGCGAACACCAACGCTCGTGTCAAGATACGCAGGAGAAACAACCGGAGACACGTCAACCAATTGCCCCTCATGCAGACGGCGCAAGGGATAACCCTGATCCGTCATCGTCCACTCGTCCCCGCCACCATGCACGCGGAATGCAAACGAGCTGTGTCGCACGTCACCGCGTTCGACTAGCTCAAGAATATCGGTACGACTCTGCGGAGGGTCGACCTCATACATTAGACCGGTCTCGTCGATTCGCAGGTCGAGTGTCTGCGCCCCAGTCGTACCCAGTAGCATGTTGTCATCGTGATTGTACCGAGCAATAACACCCGGCCAACCATCCGCTCGTGACTTATTGAAAAACGACCTTTCAACAACCTCCACAAAGCCGCCGAGATTGCGGGAGAGGCGATCGAACGTCGCGGCATACCCGCCAATGCGATGACGATCACTCGTCATACGAAGCTCAACGACCGTGGGCGTATACCGCCGCTCGATCTCCATTCCTTCACTCCTTGATCCTCGGATTGCTGACATATGAGCTTCCAAATGACTGCGCGCAGCCGACGCATTGGAAAGCCCCTGCGTCCCTGAGAGACGCGCGAGCGCTGCACGGACTCCGGCCGCATTCGGAGGTCCGCCCGCATTCTTGTGATGCGGTAGCGCCCAGGAAGACTGCTTGCTCGGATCACCTGCCCTACGGCCAGCACAAATCGAGCTGTAGCACGATGCCGGCTTCTCCGACTTCGCACAACCGCTCATCGCCGCGTTCCCGTCCCACGGCGAATTGTCAACGGAGCCGCGAGTGTCTACGTGGTCACCGCAGTCACCGCATCCTCCCACGTAATCACCCACGACATACCCTCTTCCTTTTTGATTTGGCCACTTGCCCGTTGCGCCCTTATGTCGGTTAGCGCAAAACCCTTTTGCTCGCTCCGGGGTAAAGTGCGCTTCCTCAACTGCAAGACGCACGCAACGGTCGAAGGCGCCTTCTGTACCCCATCGAATTTTGGCAGCGCCCGCGCCTTTTTCCCACCAGGATTTAAGTTGATGCGGGAGCACACCCGGAGTACCGCGATCCTCATCCGACACTCTCACGCCCCCTTCAAGTAATCCAACGACGCGGGTACGCCGTCTTCGGTATCCGTCACCACCAGCAACCACCGGCCGCCAATCCAAACGTACGGCTTGTTTTTGTCAGGAGGCGGCGACGTAGGCTTTTCACCGAACTTCATGCTGCCTCCCTTCGCGAGCGCGTACGCCCGAGGCGCTTCTTTATGCGGACCCGAAACTGTTTCGGCAATCCGCAGAAGGTTGTCGATATCCGTATTCGCTTTCAACACGGTCGGTTGCACGTTCTTTGCGCCCATCATCGCTGCAACGGATGCACCAGCCCAGCGGTGATGGCCATCAAGAATATCCCAATCCTTACTGGCGAAAAGAACTGAGTCAGGTTTCCAACCCTTTTCGTACATGAGTTGCGCCAGCTTGGCAACCTTTTGAGAGTCAAGCTGATTCTGTGTCATGTGCATGATTCGAGGATCAGGATGCTCCAGGCTAAACGACACACCCTCTTTTGTAAGCGCGTCAGTGAATGCAGTCAGCTCACCGGTCGTCCCTGGAAGCTGCGGCATATTCGAGCGCGGGATCTCACGCGCATGCCGGGTGAACGTATTCGGGCTACCCTCAACCTCAAGGTGCCCGAGGTTCAATGCTGGCGGTGGAGGCGGCGGCCCCATGTCACGGATGAGGCCCGCGATATCGCTTTGCGAAACCTTCACGTTATGCCCGGCCGCAAGCGCGTCCTCAATAGCCTTCGTGCTCATCTTGACGCCAGGACCACCACCGACCTTAACTGGCTTGTTCGGTAGCTTCACGCCAGGGCCGTGCGTGAACTCGCCGCCATGCGGACCGCGCGGAACGTGATGAGGATTGAACCGCTTGATGATCTTCATCGCGCCGAGTTCGGTCATGTGGTTTGGCAGTTTGCCCTCAAGCAACTTCCACGCATCACGGTTCTCGTGCGCCTTCTTCCCGTTTAGCCATGCGGATTCCGGCGGGCCGTAATCGGTTCCACCGCCGCGCATCTTGGCTTCGAGGTATTCGAGGATGAGCTGTGCATCAACCTCATCGTTACTCAGGTCTTCGGCCGGCTCGACTCCAGGTTTACCGGTAAGGACTTTCACCGACCCTCACCGCCAATCC